GAGAGAGTATAATGAAAAAAATATGTTTTGGAACAGTTATGGTTAATTTAAAACCTGACAATAATTATCAAGTTCATCTTGTGGAAATATATCCAAACAAAGCATCTGGTAAAAAACAAATAAATTTTTCTGGTACACCAGAAGAAGTAAGATCATACATGAAAACTTATATGAATCAAAATAATTTGTTTTCTAATACTGCAAATATTGATCTTTATAAAAATCAAAAGACAAATGGTTTTTATGGGTATTTAGGTGCAAGACATACATTAAGATATAATTTAAAGGAGAGAGCATAATGAGAAACAATAAATATAAAAACGAACTAATAAATAAACTATTAAGATCAACTGATAATCTTAAAAATAATGCAGTTGAAGTAGAGGGTATATTAAACTTTGCTTTAAAGCACGTTCCTAATAGTGAATTAAAAAGAGTTACACATAACGTGGAAGAACAAGTAATGTTGGAGAATAAATAATGGAACATTTATATTTAGCTTTAGTATTATCAATAGTAATTGTTTTAATATGGGGAAAGAAATAATGAAAATATCTTATACATACGAATATGAAACTAAAACAAGAATATACACTTGTAAGCATTATTATGCTTCTGATAATAAAGAAATTATTAGTTGGAGAAAAAAATAATGAGAATACCAAGCAACTCTACATTCACTAAAGAAATCTCTAAAAAATTTCAGAGAGTTTTTAGTCCTCAAACAACTTTCGAGGAAATACAAAATTTACAGGAAGAATCCACAATGGGTTCTCATGTAGATAACTTCTTAAATGAAGTTCAAAACAAGGACACTAAAAATGCCCAAAGTTATGAAACTGCAAGAGCAGTACGACAAGAACATTCTCATGGAGAAGAAATTGTTGGACAGGCTATTAGCAGTAAAATACAAAAAAAAAGCGATTGCGTGGAAACTACATCAAGTTAAATACCACCAAGTAACTTTATAACGAGAGAGGAAAACAAGATATGAAAAAAACGATACTTACACTAGGGCTAGTCTGCACTCTACTTAATGCGTGTGCCTACAAACCTATAATAGATACTGCTGGAAGATCATCAGCTTCATTTAATAAAAGCCAAGCTAAAGAAATTAGCAATGATGTTCAGCATTGTAAAACAATGGCAAAAGATAATACTTCTTTTGTTGGTAACATTCTGTATTGGTCTTTGAGTCCTACTATGGATTCTAAAAAAGAATCATTGACTAGAAAATGTTTAATTAATCGAGGTCATAGTGTCCTTAACTAAAAAACATCAATACAAGTATTTAACTGAAAAGTTAAAGTTTAAATACCTTGATTTAAAATATCGAGAAGAAGTATCTACTAACACTAATCCAAAACTTATTAAGCAAGAAGTAAGTTTCTATAATGAATATTATTATAGATTAGATTTCTATTCTGATTGGCTTGATAGACTTAACAATAAACATAACTATACAGGAAATACAAATGCATAAACCAAGAACTAATACCAATGTACTAGAGATAAACCAATCGCTTATAGAGTTAATGGCAGAATGGAGAATAAGTGAAAAAGATGATGAGTTAATCTTTACTAAAATAGTTGGATTGCAGCTAAAGAAGATTAGGCTTATGAGAAGATTTACTCAAACTAGAGTAGCTAAAGCAATTAATATAACCTTTCAACAGATTCAGAAATACGAAAAAGGCACTAATGAAGTTAAGAGTATAAGCCTTAAAAAACTATCTGAATTTTTTAATGTTTCATTTGACTACTGGATTAAACCTATATTAGATGCTAACTTAACATTATTAACAAAAAGGAGAGAGAATGTGTACCCAATCAAAAACGACATCTTCATGGAAAGATAAAAGAATCAAAGCCATGAATAAGATAATTAAACAAAACCACTACAAAACTGAATCACTTATTGAAGAATATAATAAAGTTTGTGCGTCAGAATCAAAAACTAAAAAACAATATAAAGGAGAGAGTAATGACAATCGTTAATACAGAGCATGGTCATACGATAAACTTTAATGAAGAAAAACATAAATACATTAAAGGTACTGAATATATCGTTGGCACAAGTACAATACTTGGTAAGTTAGCAAGTCCAATGTTAGAAAATTGGAAGATTAACAATCAAGTTAATGCACTTAAAGATGAGATGGAGAAACAAGGAATCCCATTAGATAAAATAGATGCAATAGTAATTAATGCTAAAGCCAATGCTAGAAAGCAAGGAGATGGAATATTATCTATTGGTTCTATGGTGCATAAATTTTGTGAGTTATGGGTCAAAGGACAACCCTTTACTGAACCTAGCGACCCAATAGTTAAAGGTTGCTTTGATAAGTTTAAGAGATTTTGGACTAAACATAAATTAAAACTGATTGAGTCTGAAAAAATTCTATATTCAGAAAGAGGTTACTGTGGAACTGTAGATTTGATTGCAGAAGATTCTAGTAAGAACCTATGGCTTATAGATATAAAAACTTCAAAGGGTATCTTTGTAAATATGATTCATCAACTTCATGCTTATAAACTTGCTTATGAAGAACAGACAGGCAAAAAAATACATAAGATGTATGTAGTAAGACTTCCTAAAGATGATGGAGAGTTTGAAGCTAGACATATCTTATATAAAAAAGAACACATGAAAGCCTTTCTTGGATTACTTGCGTGTCATAACTCCGAGAAGTTATTTAATGAATCAGTAAGACAATACAATAAACTAAAAAAAGGAATGAAAAATGTATCAAGATAAAAAACCAAGTTACGATATGCCTTTCTGTGGGTTGACTTTAAAACTCTATGAAACTGGTAAAAAAAGTCCTAGTTATGAATACTCGGCATCAGCAACTAAAGCTAAATTTATGTGTAGCTTAACTAAAGAACTATTTTCATTAAGTGAATTTATGAACTGGTATAACAAGCCACAAGTTCAGGCTTATGCTAAAGCTGGTTATAGTCTTAAATGGGGTTCTAAAGTTCAACAAGCTAAAGAAACTAAATATGGTGCTGATAGTGAGCAAGTAGTAACTTGTTTTATGGTTAAGCCTTATCAGGGTGGACAGAATGTTGATGGAATGAAACCTATTGGTCAAGTAATGCCTAATGTTACTCCACCTCAATACACACCACAACCAATGACACAAGCAGCACCCTTTGCACCAGATAATGCTGTGCCTGTTAATAATATGTCTGATATGGACGATGAGATTCCATTTTAATTATGGTTAAATTATCCAACACACAAGAAGAACTTATTAGCGATTTCTTTGAATTAAAAAAAGATTTCGCTTTTAAGGTTGAGGAAATACAGGCATTGTATTTAGAAGTTAAACAACAAAGAAATTTAGCTGAAAAATACGAGTTAGAAAACAAACATTTAAAACAACAAATAAAACAACTAGAGGAAGAACAAGAGGACTTGTTAAACTACCCATGATAATATTTGGACAACCAATACATAGAAAATACAATAGACTTGTAGTAAAAATAGTTGCTATAATATTTGTGATTGTTATATCAATAGGGTTAATGTCTTGTAGTAAAATAGATTTTGACCCTAGTACAAGTGCTTTAAAATATATAATAAAAAAGGAGAGTAAATGAGTTTAAGTAATAAATCATATGAAGAACTAGAAAAGGCATCTACTGAATGGAGTATAGCACATGGTAAAGTTATAATCCTAAATGAAGGATTAAAAGCAACTTATAGTAAATGTTTTTTAAGACATAAATTAGATTCAAAAACAAATTTAGAAGCTGAACATAAAGCTAGAACAGATGAAGATTATAAAAAAATTGTAGATGTTTATGCAGAAGCTGAAATGGCTTTAGTTAAAGCTAGATACCATTATAATAATTTAGATAAGTATGTGAGTCTTAAACAATCTGAATTAAAAAGAGATTTAGCTTTAAATGGAAAGCAACCAACTTAATGAATTTCACTAACGAGAATCGTGGTTTAGTTCCCTTTGTTAATCAGTTAGTGAATAGAGTTATTAGCGAGAGTTAATAATTTGGTCTTGGGTGGTTTGCTCTCTCTCTCCACCCTTGATTTAATGTCTAGTTATTTCAAAATATTTTAAGCTAGTTTTAGATGTGATGGGAGTTTCAGTATAATCATAACCTACAAGATCAACTTCAGGATTCTTTCTTACATCAGATAACATTCTTAATAGTTTAGTTCTGTTAGGAACAACATCTATAAATCTAAAATTAACAAAATGTCCGTAAGGGTGGTGGGAAGTTTCTAATCTAAATTCTACTTCAATAATTACTGCATCAACTTTCATTGAAACATATTACTATTTTTTATTACGATTTAAAACCTTATCTGTCATTTTAGTAGAAAATGTTGCAGTAAATACAATAATTACAAGATACCATACAGAGTCAGGTAGATCATTAATAATTCTTACCCATTCTTCAAAGTTTCCTCTAGTGCTTTCAAACCAGCCTGTACTTAACATTGATATAAGCCAAATCATTAATATCTCGTCTTTCCAACTTTTATCTTGGCTTTTGATTCTTGAAATATTTACATCTTTAGCTGCTTCTATTTCAGCTTCTCTAATTGTTTTAACTTTGATAGCTTTATGTTTAAAATGGTCAGTTGCTTTAGAAACTACTAATTTTGTGAGTGGGTTATTTAATAAACTAAAAATCATAAATATGTATTACTTGTAAAAAATATTAATGTTGCCCAGTATAGCACAAGAATTGAATAAATTATATAAGTGAAGTTCATTCATGCTTAATATTCCTTATTTTTTATTTTGCAACTCTTTTGCTAATTCGCAGTAATGAATGATCTTATCCCATTTCTCATCAGGGTTTTCTCCATTCTTATTTCGGAGTGCGTATTTTATAATATTACCTTGTATAAAGTCTAGCTTATTCTTAACTATAAACTCAATAGGTTGGATTTTATATTGCTTATAGTGCTTCCCACCTATTTGTTTATCAGTAGCCTTTAAATTGCTTCTATGACCCTTTAACCTAGACAATTTTACCTATCCAGTTACCTTTTTTATCTAATACCATAGGAAGGAGTCTTGGAATACCATCTAATATAATTCCACAACCAATAATAAATCTAGTTCTAAAATTTTTAGCATATTCAAATGCCATTGATTTTTGATTAGTTAAACAACCTACATTCATTCCAAAGAATAGATTATCTGGGTTAGCCCACCAGCTGATAACAAACTTTGTATGATAATGTCCTTGAACTGCTGACATACCCATAGCTTGTGATACTTTTAAAATATCAGCACTTAAACCATGAGTAAAGAAACACCTTTGACCATTAGACATAGTTAAAGTTATATTATCTACCCACTTCCATTTTTTAGTACCTAAAAA